TTTGCGTTTTATTGAAACTTACCTATAGTATGTGTACAATAAAGATAAGTCAATCGCGATTCGACAAATTAATAAAAAATGGAGATGCTTATTTGTGATAGTGAATGAAGTTGATAACGATATTGAGCTAAAAAAAATTGAGTTATTAAAAGGAATCGGTCTGCTTAATGATAATCATAAAAATGAATTATTGGAAATAATACATAAATATGTAGTAGAAAACAAATAATCAAAGCATATTTTTAATAGCCTTTCTGTCTTCGGCAGGGAGGCTTTTTATTATTTTTATAGCTTTTTCTTTTTCTTCCGCTTCACGCATTTTAGCAACGGTTTTTTCTATCAAATTAAATAATTCATTTTGACTCTCTTCGGAGAGTTTTTTTATTGCTTCCATATCAATAGAAATCTGTTTGTTATCTGCGGCGGAGTAAGAAGCTAATTCTTCCATAACTAAATTGATTTTGTCTAAAGATGATTCATTAGAAACTAAAGAATCAATAGATATATCAAAATAATCCGCTATTTTTTTCAATGTTTTCCCTCTTGGGATAGAACCGTTTTTCCAATAGGTAACATTTGAACCACTTAATCCTATGCTTAAAACTAAATCCGTTACAGTTATTCCTTTATTTAAACATAGTTTTTCTATTTTTTTAAAAAACATCATATCACTCCTGAAATAAATTTAAAATAACTTAATAATACTATTGACAACTGTAGTGAACTGTATTAGACTTAAGTCATACCAAAGAAAGGCAATAAAAAACACACCTCCTGCGAAAACATTTTTTCGGGAGAAAAAAGTTCAGTTATGTTCTGTTATTATTCCCTAAGCAAGAATTATTATACAACTAAACTTAACTAAAGTAAAGTGTTTTGATAAAACTAGTACAGAAAGGAGGAAACAACTTGGGGAAATATTTAACCTGTGAAGACATAGCAACTTTGTATGGAGTGAAAAAGTCAACTGTTTGGCAATGGATTAGAGATAAGAAATTAAACGCAATACAAACAGGTAATCTATACAGAGTAAGACCAGAAGACTTGCGAGAGTTTGAAGAGGCGAGAAAAACGAAAAATGTAAAGTAATTAACAATAAAAAGGAGATTTAAAAATAGTGAAATATGCAGAATTTGAAAAATTTATAGGTGCTCAAATGAGTAATAAAATGCTTTGTCAGTTCAGCGTTGTCGACCTCGTAGATGAGTTGAGAAATAGACAAGACGTGGAATTAACTGTAATTGAAGAAGGCAATAGCTTGGCGACAACAACTAACGGGCCAATGTTATTATTAAGAGTTTCGGTAAGCAATGACTTGGAAGAGGGGATGGAATATAAACATGAATAATTTAAATCTTATCATTCAAAACGGACAAGCAGTAACAAACAGTAGGCAGGTAGCTGAAAATTTTGGCAAGGAGCACAAGCATGTAATGGAAAGCATTCGGTCACTGCACTCGCAAATTAGTACAGCCGAATTTTCGACTCTATTTTCCGAAAGCGAATACAAAGCATCCAACGGCAAAACAAATCCTGAATATCTCATGAATCGCGACGGTTTTACCTTGTTAGCAATGGGATTTACTGGACAGAAAGCAACGGAATGGAAAATCAAGTATATTCAGGCTTTTAATGAAATGGAGAAACAACAACTACCTCAAATGTCGCAACTTGAAATTCTAGCACAAATTGCAAGATCAGCAGCAGACCAAGAAAAGAAAATGTTGCAGATTGAACAAACACAAATTCAGCAATCAGAAACATTGCAAAATATGCGTGATGTAGTTGCATTAAGTAGCACGAGCTGGCGTAGTGATTCTTCGATGCTGATTAGTAAAATGGCTAGAAAGCTTGGCGGTACGGAACACATCCAAGAATTACGAAATGAAAGCTATAAACTCTTAAATGACCGTATGGGCGTAGATTTAAAATGTCGCTTAACAAATAAGCGCAGACGTATGGCAGATGAAGGAATTTGTAAATCAAAAAGGGACAACCTTAATCACTTAGATGTTATTAGCGAGGACAAGAAGCTTATTGAGGGCTATATCGCTATCGTTAAAGAAATTGCAATTAAATACGGAATTTAATATTAGGAGTGATTTAATTTGGAAACAGTTGAAAAAATCACAATCAAAAAAGCTGCTGAAATTATGCAAACATCACAACAGTTCATCCGGGAAGGATTAAAAAGCGGTAAATTGCCATTTGGAACAGCAGTAAATCCACATGGGAAACACATCTACTACATTTCACCTAAATTGTTTTATGAATATGTTGGACAACCATCATGATACCAAAATATCGAAGGGAGCGTAGTAAATGGAAGAACCGCAAGTAAAAATAAAACCAGAAGTTATGTACAAAATGCTTCGCCAAGAGTTAAAAGAAGAGATTCGCCAAGAATTATTAAATGATATTCAAAAACAGCCATTAAAAGAAAAACCTTGGCTAACTGTTAAGTCTCATATTGATAACTTGCTTTTTAAGAATTATCGCAATTGGGATGCTTATAGAATTCAACAGGCAATATACACAATTATTCATTATTCATGCGATATAAGCAGAGTTAGCGATTTAAAAGAAGATCAAATTGACAACGCTAAATTAGTTGCAGATGGTATTTTTGAAATGTTGTTTCCTTCTGATTTGACTGGTAAAAATCCATGATACCAAAAATACAGCCGATCAACCGAGTAATCAACATCCACGATACAAAGCAGTATCAAAATAAAAAGCAAAGCGAGTTTGAGAAAGTTTTAGAAGCTGAGAAAAAAAGGAAGTGTAATCATGGACAAATCAAAATTACAAGAAGTAATTGAATCTCATGGTAAATGGTTAATTAATAGGAATGATGGTAGCCGTGCTAACTTGCGTGATGCTAACTTGTGTGGTGCTAACTTGTGTGGTGCTAACTTGTGTGGTGCTAACTTGTGTGGTGCTAACTTGCGTGGTGCTGACTTGTGTGGTGCTAACTTGTGTGGTGCTAACTTGTGTGGTGCTAACTTGCGTGATGCTAACTTGTGTGGTGCTAACTTGTGTGGTGCTAACTTGTGTGGTGCTAACTTGCGTGATGCTAACTTGTGTGATGCTAACTTGTGTGGTGCTAACTTGCGTGATGCTAACTTGTGTGATGCTAACTTGCGTGATGCTAACTTGTGTGGTGCTAACTTGTGTGGTGCTAACTTGTGTGGTGCTAACTTGCGTGGTGCTGACTTGCCAAACAAAATTATTCAAGCTGGCCCGATTGGTAGTCGTAAATCATACACAGTTTATAACATTGATAACAATATCGTGCAATGTGGCTGCTGGAATGATTATAAAGGTGGTAGTTTAGAAGATTTTATTAAACGTATTGATAAAGTTTATGAGCCAGATACGCAATATGGTAAAGAATACAGAGCAGCAATTGAGTATTTTAAATTAATGCGTACTATGCAAAGTGAGACTAAGCCATGAAACAAATTTACCGAATCAAAAACATGACTACAAGTGAAATGGCTGAGTATTTAGACAGTTTATGTAGTGAATTTAGAACTTGTGCAACATGCATCGTTAAAGAGCATTGCTGTAATAGTGGGGTTGATGAATATAAAACCTGCAAACAAACAATCAAGGATTACTTAGAAAGCGAGGTAACCACATGCGAATCAAACAACACACAAACAGAATAATGCCAACAATGACAATCTTGTTAGCTATAGCCTTTGTAATTACAGTAACTTTTATACTGTGCGGATTTAAATCGGACAAGCCTTATGCTTATGAACCTGTTACCGAAACCTACATAGTGCAAAATGGCGATACACTCAATAAGATAGCGTTTGAATACATGGCTAAAAACACATATGGCAAGCGTGGACTTGATGAATTTAAGCAGGGCATTATTGAGGAAAATTTAAAGCAGTATCCAGATATTAAATATTCGTATATTTACGCAGGGGATAGATTGACTGTTAACTACTGGATTAGAAAGGAAGTTAAAAATGAATAGAAATGAAACTATTGATAAATTAAATAAGCTTAAATCTCAAAATCTTCCTAGAATGTCTTATGAAGATATACAAAGTATTATAGAAAAACGTGGGTTGAAACTCACAGAAGAACAAATTGATATCTGCAATAAATACTTAAATTCATTTGTAAAATTAGACAATCCTCATAAATGTTTAATGTGTGAAAAATCATCATACAGTTGGGGACTATGTCATGGAATGGCTTATTGTGATGAGTGCGGTTGGCAATATCGAATATATCATTATATTGAAGATGAATCTAAAAGTAATATTGTGGGCGGAAGAATAGAAATGACATTACAATATCATCCAGACTGTTTTTCTGTTGAGGAGGAGTAAACGCAGATGAATAAACTTGACCTACAAGAAACTGAAACTGGTTGGGACTATCAATTATATGTGTTAGGCGAAGAAGTTTGTACTAGCGGTCACGTAGATATCAAAGATTTAGAATTAGCCAAAGACGAAATAGAATCAAGGGTGTTCGGCAACTTCGAACTTGGACAAATTATATTTTTACAAGAAAGGGATGTTTAACTTGGGACAATACGGGATGCGAACAATAGCTAACTGGTTTGGCAATATCAAAACGAACAATACTGAAACTCATTGTACGTTAAAGAATTTGCGAATTGAAAAAGGTTTTGAAACAGCAACGTCACTAGCTAAAGTATCTGGTTTAAATCCATCGAGCTACAGCCAAATTGAAAACGGAGCATATAAGCCAAACTTTAAAAATCAAAAGAAAATTGCTGATGCTTTGGGTGTAGCGGTTGAAGAAATATTTCCACCAGAACGAGAATCAAAGGTTAATTTAGTGGTTATTCATGAGTCACCTAGCAAAATTGAATCCATGCTACGAAATCAATACGGTGATAAGTTACTACCAAGGCAGGCGTTATGATATGTGGTGCGCTAGATGCGGTAGGGACGACACTGAATTGGTTTGGGTAATGACATCAAGCAGAAAAACAGTATTGCCAATGTGCGTTGATGATCGCTTATGTTATCCACCAAAAGACATAAAAAAAGACCAGCTTTGCAGAGCTGGCATTCAAAGAAATAAGAAAATCAAATTATAGACAGTTTAACAAATAAATTTAAAAGAGTCAAGGAGACGTTGATTATGAAAACACCTTGGACAGCTAAACAACTCCAAATATTACGTAATAACGCTGGCAAACTTAAAGCGGATGAAATCGGTAAATTGATAGGTAAAAGTAAATATTCAATACAACAACGTGCTTGTAAATATGGCATAAGTTTAAAATTACCAATAGAAAAAACGCCTACTGGATGTAGTTATGAAAAAGCATTACCACCTGAACGTTGGAACGATGCAAGATCATTTTTAGCAATGATGGGTAAATTGAAAAGCGTGATACCTAATGATGTTAAACCGATCCTTGATTTAGAGCAATTAAGAGAAGTGTTTGCAATTAGGGAGCGTGTTGTACATGGATAATATTCCAGACATAACACAACAACCGTCATCTACAGCAGCATACCCTTATCAATCAGATAATCCACCAGACATCGAAGATACAGAAATAGATGAATATTTTACTTGTGATCGTTGGGAGGACTGGTGATGTATGTACGTGATTACGTAGTTACATTTAGAGATAAAAATAAACAGCCGCTGGCACAAGTTTTAGTAGAAAATACAGTGTGGTTTAAAGTTCAGATAGAAGCTGAAAAATTAATTTCGAAAGATGTTAAAAATAACTACGATACCATTTCGGTATTGCCGATAAGTGAAGGAGAAAAAGTATGATTGAAAATAATTTAGAAGAAACCGAACAAAAAGAAAGTTTTATTGTTGATGATTTATCAAAAGCAGAATGGATTGTTAAAAAAATAAATAAATTACAAAATGACATTGATTATGTAAAGAACGAAGCTAAAAAAATGCTTGCTACTGAACAATTAAAAATTGAAACATGGGCACAAAATGAAATATTAGAAAAACAAGATTCAATTAATTTTTTCAAAACAAAATTACAACCTTTTGCAGAGCAACAATTAAAAGACAGTAAAAAGAAATCATTTAAATTACCATCCGGAACTGTTGGTTTTAGGGCAGGTGCTACTAAATTTAAGATTAATGATGTTGACGTTAGCAATGACAGCGAAGATTTAATTAAATTTACTAAATCTAGCTATCCAAACTTAATTAAAACTAAAACAACTGTTGATTGGGCTGAATTGAAGAAAAATTTACAAATAGTTGACGAAAAAGTAATTACAACAGATGGCGAGATCGTTGAAAATATGACATTTGAAACAGAAGAAAATAAATTTTATGTAAAGTAGGTTAGCGCAATGGCAACAAAGAATAAAATTGAAACCTTAGTAAAAAAGTTATTAACTGAATTAAAAAAACAAGGGTATGACATATATACCGAAAACGGAGGGCATGTTGATATATGGCATCATCATTCAATTAACAATAGGGTATATATGGAAAATTGCTTAAATAATTGGCGTATTGATTGCGGTACTTATGAAAGTGAATCAATGGAAAGGCAGGTTGATTAAATGATTGATAATATGATTCATTATAACAACTTAAAAGCAGTGCCATCAAATGCGCTTAAACCAATTACAGCAGGACGCTTAAAAGGGCGTTCAGACATTAGTCCACAATGGCGCATAGAGGTAATGACGCAAGAGTTTGGCGTATGTGGTATTGGGTGGAAATACGATATAGTTAAAAGTTGGACACAAGAAACAAGTGATAATCAAATAATGGTTTTTGTACAAATTAATTTATATATAAAAAGTGAAGAATCGTGGAGCGAACCAATTCCTGCAATTGGCGGAGATTTTATTGTTAAAAAAGAAAGCAACGGAATGTATGCTAATGATGAAAGTTATAAAATGGCTGTAACAGACGCACTGGGTGTTTGCATGAAAATGATAGGTGTAGCAGCAGACGTTTATAGAGGTTTAGCTAATGATACTAAATATGGTAGAGAAAAACCTTCACAATTTGATTCTGAGCAACAAAATAAAGTAACTAATACAAATACATCAACACAACCTAAAAAAGATTCACAGCAAGCACAGACAAGCAATACAGTTCCTTCGGCTAATCAATTAATAGCACTAGGTAAAAAAGCAGAAAAACTTAATATAGGTGCTGACGTAATGCCGCTAATTATTAATTTTAAATTTGGTAAAGCGTTAACAATGAATAATTTTAGTGATTTATTTAATCATTTGGAACAATATCATAAAGAATATTTAGAATCACAAAACAACGGACAGGCTAGTTAACACTAGCCTTCCCACAAAATTAAAATTTATACGGAGGATTAAGATAAATGGAACTAATGTTAATAAAAACGGATAAATGTTGCTTTGTTAGTGATTGCTACGCTAAAGAAGGAAGTTATAATCACAGTTATCACAATAGCATAATTCCCAGTTTACTTTTTGATAATGAATCCCCTATAAAAACATGGAGCGATAAGTGGTATAAAATTTCGCATTTTCCAACCAAGATAGAAAAAGAAGTTAAAGGCGAAAAATGTAATGTAAGGTATGAAATAAGAGACAAGGATAACGTAACAAAGAAATTCCCAGAAGTAATAAATTATGACGATAGCAACAATTATAGCGATGATATCTTAGATAATTTATATAGCTACACTTATGATGAAAAACCGAATTATAAAGTTGATACAGATATTAAAGTAAAGACTTTATGCGAAATAGATAATTTTGTTGATTTTTGCGACTTTGACTTTAAGGCAATAGGTAAATTTGGATGGGATGAAAAACAATATCATATTAAACACGCCGACATAAACCATCAAATGATTGACGAAATTATATTGCCGGATGTTTTACTTGAAAACAAACCGTGTAGCCTATCGTCTAAACAAATGTACGATATAACTCGTCAGTATGTACGTGAACATATTGATAGTGGATTTGCTCAAATAACATCTGACTATGACTTCTGTTTTACTGTCAAAAAAAACATTCCGTTACTAGAACCAAAAACAATTTCATATCAGCATATATTTGCAAAAACAAAAAAAGAAAGAAATAAAATACATTATAAAACCGCAAAAGTTAAAAGTGAAGAAATTTTTCAAATGACACACGATCAAGAAAATTATAAGGGATACACTTCAATTAATGGAATGTTTGCTAACTCTGAACATGAATTAAAAGAAAAGATAGATACATGGCTGATAGGGTTAATTAGTTTAATAAATAAGCCGTTGCACCAATGCGAGCATTGTTGTGGGACTGGTTATATTGACGAAGTAGAAATAATTAATAAAAACGATATGATTGACAAAATAAACGATACGGATGAATCACAACATGACTAAACTAGTCGTAAAATACAACAACTCACTCAAAAAGATGGACAATTTCACAGCGTACGCACTAGCACGAAACGCATTGATTGAAAGCGGTAACCAGCAGCAACTAGAAAAAATGATTGAGCATATGAAAACGTCGAATAGTCAAGCAGAAACGTTGAAAATTATACAGATGTATGTGACGTTTGAAAGGGAATAAGGTGAAATTATGAATGATAAAGCAATGAAACATTATAAGGAATATTACGGTTTTAAAGTAGGTGATGATGTTTACATATTAGATTATTACGATATTAAGAAAACATATATACAAGATATATTCGATGATTACGAAGATTGCGAATCAAGATATATTTGTAAATTTGTTAAAACTCCTTACGGGAATCGAACGATAGATAATGTTTATAAAAATATGCGATATGCAGAAGATGCAGTAAGAGAGAAAAAACGTGCTTACGATAGGTATGTGCTTAACCCTCGATAATTAAAACACAAGTTTGAAAGCGTGGTGATAATCATAGCAGAACGTAGGATGTTCGCAAAAACAATAATAGATAGTGATGCTTTTTTAGATATGCCATTATCAAGTCAATGCTTATATTTTCACTTATCAATGAGAGCTGATGATGAAGGTTTTATAAATAATCCTAGAAAAATTCAAAGGATGATAGGTAGCAGCGAAGATGATTTAAAATTATTGATTGCTAAAAAATTTATTATACCTTTTGAAAGTGGCGTATGTGTAATTAAGCACTGGCGAATACACAATTATATTCAAAACGATAGATTTAAGGAAACTATGTACCTTGAAGAAAAATCGATGTTATTAATTAAGCAAAATAAGGCTTATACAGTTAATAGTAATGCTGAAAAAATGCAATGTATACAAGATGGATACAGTTTGGATGCACAGGTTAGGTTAGGTAAGGATAGTCTAGAGTTAGATAAGGATAAGTTAGAGTTAGATATACCGTTCCGTGAAATCATCGACCATCTAAATCAAGTGTGTGGAACGAACTATAAACATACAACCGAAGGACATAAAAAACATATTCGCGCTAGGTGGAATGAAAAGTATACGCTTGATGATTTTAAAATGGTCATTGATAAAAAGGCTACAGAATGGATTAATACAGAACAGGCTAAATTTTTAAGACCAGAAACACTGTTTGGCAATAAATTTGATGGATATCTTAACCAGTTAGCTAGTAACAAACCAAGCAATAAACCTAAAAGCCAGTTAGATATGATTAAAAATCTGTTAGGAGAAGATGATGGAGCAGAAACAAACATTAAAGACACTAGCACCATTGATACTAGCTTTTCCTAGATCGGGAATGAATGAGGATAACATGAACCTGTACGCAACGGTTTTGTCGGAGCTGTCGGAACATGAACTAAAAGCTGGCGTTTTAAAGTGTATGCGTATATGCAAATTCTTTCCTAGTATTGCTGAAATCATGGAAGTATCAAATGATATGGTACAAGTTGTTACAAAAACAAAAGTTAAATCACCAGATGAAGCATGGAATGATGTCCAGAAGCAAATGCAAGAAGCTTTTGTTTATAAAGAACCTAAATTTTCGACACAAGAGATTAAAACGGCAGCCTTGGCAATGGGATGGATAGGACTATGTGAAACGCCTACCGACCAAATAGGGACAGCTAGAGCACAGTTTTTACGAATGTATGAAAGCGTGTGTAAGCGTAAAAAAGAAGATCGCATAAACAACAATGTCATTCAGATAATGAGTGGTAAAAATAAAACGGCAGAATTGATTGGTAATGTAACTGAAAAGATTGGAGGAATAAAGTAAATGAATACCTATGAAATAGTATTTAACTACGATAAACATACAAAGAATGTGGTCGCTGAAACAGCTAGTAAAGCTAAATATAAGCTGTTTTTAGAACTACAAGATTGTTTTGATTGTACGTTTAAAGAATTCTTAGGATTTATAAAATGTAAAACATTAGGTAAGTTTAAACCAGAAGATTTATTTGGTGATGAAGAACAATTTGACAGAATGAAAGAAATGCGTGATATACCATTTGCTTATATGGGAATGAAAATTGAAGTTTGCGGTAAGATGGTAACTATTGTTGGTAGCAATGGAGGACTAAACCTTAATGTAGTTAAGGATGGAACTTGCTATATAGACAATTGCCATCCTTGGTATAAAACAAAATATTTTGATAGCAAGGGAAATGTTATTAGAGAATATGGGGCTTAATTACTTACGCTGAAAATAAGGCGGTGATACAAATTGAAATACCTAAATTCACAAGGCATAAATGACTTAGGCGTACTTGGATATATAACTGGTAACCTAAAGGAAATACGCCAACGAATAGATAAAGATTGGTCGGCAGAAACAAAGCGAGCTGTAAGTATGGCAGCTACCTACACAGAAAAGGCTTATGTATCAATATGTGGTGAACTTGATACGAAGCAAGGTAAGTTGCTTAAGAATAGGCTTAATTCTTGGATTGGTGCGAAGATGGACATCATTCGTAAGGGTGAAGTTAGAAATGATGTGCGAACAATCGAAGTAGAAAAAGACGATTTTTACAAGTTAGTTGAATATTATGTGCAAGAATGTTGCAAAGGTTGTAGACAGCCAGACAAATGTAGTTTGCGAGATATGTTTTTAAAATATGATATTCCGATTAGTATGGATAATGGTGATTGCCCTTATTGGAATGAGGGAGGTAAATAAATGAGTGCTGAAATTAAATTATATGAATTTTTACGAGAAAGAGAATGCCATTTATATAAAGAAAAAAACGAGATACGTTCATGGGTAGCGGTTGATTTTGATGATTTAAAAGAGTTTGCCAAAGTTGTTGATACTAATGACGGTGATGGTGGGTTAGATGTAAAAATGTTCAATGATTATATTGCCATTGAATTGAATGATACTTTTGAATCATTAGATATGAAAATACAAGATTATGAAAAATGTTTTCCAGAGGATGAATATAAAGAATACGTTTCGTATGGAGGAAAATAAATGATAGATAAAGACCTAAAAACAATAGCAGATCATTTTGGAGAAGAAAAGCAACAAAAAAAATTAATCGAAGAAATCGGAGAACTATTACAAGCGTTAATTAAATTTGATACTAATGATAATCACGAAAACAAATTACATCTTGCAGAAGAAATAGGAGATGTAGAAAACTGTTTAGACCAAATCAAATATTTAATAACAGGTGATTATACAGTACAAGAAGTTAAGAAACAAAAAATACAGCGAACGCTAGAACGAATAGAAAGCAGATACTATAAGAAATGAGATGATTAAAATGACAAGTGAAGAATTGTATGAATTGGTTAAATTAGAAAAACAAATAGAGTTTTTTGAAAGAGTTATAAATAGTGCAGAAAGTGGCAGCGGAATTTATATTTACACCGGAGATATGAGCCGAGCAGACGGAAAAGAAATTCAGCAATATGGTACTAAAAGTGATATTAAAAGTAAAATATTAAAAGTAATGCATGAAGAATTAGAAATTATGAGGGAAAAGTTTGGCGCAAAATAAACCATACCCCACCTAGCACCCCCAACATTAAACAGAATATGCACGACTAGCATACTTGTATAGACAAGCGTAAAATAACTAGCTTAAAACTAAAATGAGGTAAAAATATGAGAAAGAAAAACGCTAATGATAAATTAAAGACTTGGCTTAATAGACTAGGTGACAACGTTAATCAATTAAAACCGTGTTCGATATTAGCAAATATTAAAAAATTAGATATAAAACAACAGTTGCGCTTTGTGCGTGATAATTTTCCTGATGTGTGGGAAATGGCTAAAGAAGGTAATTGCCCCGGATTTTATATCAAAGGACAACGCACTATAGCGAAATGCAATGATTGTGAAGAATGTTGGAATAAGGCATTAGAAAGCGAGGCTAAATAATGAATCCAAAAGCATACGCATTCGAGGAGCTAATTCAGATACGAAAAGACTTGATCGCTGAAAATAAAGGGTTGCGTGAAGAGCTGAAAGATTTAAAAGCAATAGTAAAAATTCAGCGAGAGAGACTATCGGAGGTAGAAATGCCATATTAAAACTAGATTGGAGTTGATTAAATGAAATACAGTGAAGAAACGGTAGAAAAGTTGATTGATTATGCTATTGATGAAAGTAGTTTATGCCCTTATCAACTCGGGTTGAAAGATGAAGATTTTTATCTATATGATTTACCAAAACATAAAACATGTGTCGATTGTTGGCAACAAGCATTGGCAGGTGAGGATAAATGACAGTAGATGAAAGAAAAGATTTATTATATGCATTAGTATCAAATTATATAATTGAAAGCGAGAAAAATGAAGTATATAACAGGGAAAACGCAACTAGCTATACATATTCAAAAGGTGTATTAGTTGGGGCATGCATGGCACTTGGATTAGACCTTGAAGAAGATAGCAATAGTTTAACTATAGTCAGCGGAAAAAAGAAAAAGATTATATGCAAATTTGGCAAAGGAGAACAATTTGATGCTAAATGACATATTAACCGTATTTTTAACAGCAATAACAATACTAACAGGCGTAATTTTAGCAGCTTATCTGTATTGCGTGTTTGGTAGATGGCAAGAGCAACGTAAATATAGAAAGTTTGATCGTGAAACTAAGAACAGGATTATGAAAACGATTGTTAAAAGATAAGGATAAATAAAAATTAAAAAATTTAGTATTAGTTTTGATATTGACAGAGTATGGAGCAGAGTTATTATACAAGCAGAATCGCCAGAAGAAGCGGAAAGAAAATTTAATAAGTTAACTATAGGTGATTTGTTAGATATGTGTGGTGAAATTCCAGAAGCTGAAATTGACGAAGTTTTCGAGCTAAAAGATAAAGAAGTATTGTGAAGAGGTGAGGTAAATGCAAAGACCAGATATAAAAAAGTTAAAAATGTTATGTGAGAACGCAACACATACACCTTGGCTAATTACAGATGAAGGGATTGGCGCGTTTAACAAAGACGAAAATTATATAGATAAAAGTATTTGCGATATTTGGAGTGGGACAAAAGATGCTGAATTTATAGCAGAATCAAGACAAGCAGTACCAAAACTGATTAAGCATATTGAGCAGCTAGAAAAAGAAATCGAAATGTTTAGACAAGACACAATAGAGTCAACTAATAAAACAAAATTAAGAAATGTCGAACTTGACTTAATAACTGATAAGGTAAAAGAGTTAATTGATCGTAACGAAGTATTAGTACAAGCATTAAATTATATTATTGACTATCAAAAACGATCTTATCGGCATTGTTCGTGCGGCTGTCAAGAATTTATTGATGCGAGAGATATTGCAAAGTTTGCATTAGGAAGTGACGTTAACAATGATTAACCAATCAGAAGTAGAAGCAAAAGCCAACAAACTAGCATTATCGACAGGCAAACAAATACAATGCGTTCGGAGTGAGCATGGGGGAGTTCAGTACTTTAGTGCTAAAAATAATCTATGTGAGAGTTTTGAATTGCTGTATGTGACTAGCGAGGTAAAATAATGTGACAAAAGAACAATCATTAATGGCGAGAGTTTTAGAAGAAAGAATAAAAGATTTAGACGATGTTATATTTTATATTACAAAAACATGGAGAATTAGCTTAACTACAAAAAAGCCAAAATTATTTCTTAATAATATAGCCTATGGAGGATATGAACAAAATACAATTGAATGTGATGGTGAACTTAGAAATAAAATTGTTGAAGTATTAAAAGAACATAAACAAAAATTAGAAGAAGAATATAAAAATTTATAAAAGGATGGGATTATTATAAATAAGGTGATTTTAGTTGGAAGATTAGCGCGCGATCCAGAAGTACGTTACACGGCTAGTGGCAAAGCAAATGCAACATTTACATTAGCAGTGAATCGTTACGGACAAAACAAAGAAGCAGATTTTATTAATTGTGTAGCGTGGGAAAAGCTGGCTGAGATTTGCGGGAATAACTTAACCAAAGGTAGTCAAATCTTAGTTGAAGGTCGTATCCAAGTTCGTAATTACGAAACACAAGACGGTCAAAAACGTTATGTGACAGAGGTAATTGCACAGAATATTGAATTTATGGGTAATAAGAAGCCTAGTGAAGGACAAGCTGATAGTACTGGTGCGAATTCGTTTGGTAGTGAAGTCTTCCCTGACGAAGAAATACCATTCTAGGATATAAAATTTAAGGAGAGATTTAAGATGGCAACATATTTAGAAATAGATAAATTTTTAGAAGATAATAAATTAACAAGAGATGAATTTGATGAAATTGTAAATCAAGTTCGTAAAGTTAATTGGAAATTAGATAATATTTTAAGCAATACAGGAAAGCATTGGAGCGAATTAAACACACATCTTTTACCACAAATTATTAATATTTATAATAATATTGGAATGAACGATATAACCAAGAAGAGTTCCAAATGAAAATTTATTATGAAGATATCGGCTATCAAGCAACAAGACCAAGTACGATTTATAAGCCAAATTTAACAATTGACGGTAATATATGGTGTGCGTTGTATGGTGATAATTTGCAAGAGGGTGTCGCTGGTTTTGGTAAATCACCAAGTAAAGCATATGAAGACTTTGACAGGAATTGGGAAGAAGAATTGAAATAAATAAAACGCAGGGAATAAAATCCCTGCAAAGGCGGTAATTATATGGGGAAAATAAATTCTAAGGCAAAGGGCGCAAAAGGTGAACGAGAGTTAGCAAGTAAACTTAGAGAATATGGTTTCACTGATGCTAAAAGATCGCAACAGTATTGCGGATTAGGTGAAAGTGCTGCCGATATTGTAGATGCACTACCAAATATACATATCGAGTGCAAAAGAGTTGAACGACTTAATATATCGGATGCAATAGCACAAGCAAAACGTGATGCCAAAAACGGTAATATGCCTACTGTATTTCATCGTAGGAATAATGAAAAGTGGCTTGTAACAATGTCGCTTGATAACTGGATTGATATTTACAGAGAATATTATAATGGTTTGGCATTGGAAAGGTCGTGCAAATAATGGACGGACAGAAAAGTAAATTTGACTATGGATATTTTGGCGGTGGATACCAGTAAATGAAAGAAAACCGGAACGATGGCAAAAAGTTGATATATGGCTCCATAAAGGAGATTGTTTAAAAGGTACTATTTTTCGCAGTGGCGGTGGTGACAGTTATTTTGAAATCGGAAGGTTAGAAATTGATATAGATGAAGTAACCCATTGGCGACCTACTGAAAACGATAAACCGGAGGATAATAAAAAATGAAAACATTTGGCGAAGTAATAAATGGAATGATAAAAAACGAAAATGTTAAATTAATACCTGTTTGCGACAATTTGATTAAGGTTAATCGTGGCAATGGCAATAAAAAACCATCTACAATTACGGTTAGAATTCCAGATGATATGATTGATATGTTTTTTGATAGTGATAAAACAACAGCTTTCATGGTTTGTTTAGATAGAGAATCGACAAATAAGATCGCTAGGGGTTGATATGAATTGAAGCCCAAAAAAATTGAAGAACTTGAAGATATTTGCGATTATTGTCCAACCACATTCGGACATTCAGCAGAAACTTTATGCGAAGGTTGTTGTTGTGAACAAGCATACGAAAAATATCTAGATCAATTTGAATCGGAGGATGATATATAGTGGGGAAATGTATAGATTGTAAACATAATAATAATAATGGGTTTTGTTTTACGGCACAAAGTTGCTACAAATATAGTCAATTCAAACCAATAATTAAAAGTGATACAAAACAACTAGACCAACAAACATTCACAAAAGATGATTTAAAGGTTGGTATGGTTGTTGAGTTACGGAACGGTGAAAAGTTTTTAGGAATTAAAGTTGGTTTAGCTGGAGTTAATGATGATTGCTTGTATGAATATGATCGCTATGCGAGTGATTTAAAATATTATTCAACATCAATGTATGATGTCCCTAGTTTTGACATAGTAAAAGTCTACACAACAAACAACCTAATCGAAGTACTAGAAGGGAATTATGATTTGCTTGAGTTAGTTTGGGAGCGTGATGCGTTCGACTGGTCGCAGGTTGCTGTTGATACAAAAGTTATCATAACTACTGAATCCGGTAAAACATTTAATAGATATTTTGCCAAATACGAAGATGGGAAAGTATTTGTTTTTAATGGTGGAAGAACATCATTTACTAATGAAAATTATGCATTAGCTTGGTGGAACAAAGTAAAACTATACAAAGAAGGTGAAACAGAATGAAATTAGTTGAATTTATGCGTAGTTGGGAAAATAGTAGTGTCAAATTAAATCCTATGAATATAATTTCTATAGAAATAGGAACAGATTATGCAACAACTATTAGAATGGTCGGTAACGATGAATATTCGGTAAGAGGTAAAATCGAAGATATTGAAAAACAAATTAACGAAGCATTAAACTATACGCCACAATTTAAATATGAAGCAGATAGCAGTGATATATTAAATCCTTTATCTAAGTATATAGAAAATAGCAGAAATAACTTAAAAGTAGGTGAGTAAATGAGTAAACAAATACTTTGTAATATATGCCTGGCAAATGGAACAATTACGGAAATGTTATACGACAAACAAAGTAGATATTATGTATGCCCTAAATGTAAAGCTACTGTTGTACCAAAAGAACAAAATGATAAATACGTTGATGATATCATTATAAAGTTAATGAGAGATATGCATAAAACACACTTACCAGCAGCATGTATTCCGGCAGGAGAAGCCAAAAAAGGTGGAGGTGGTGGAAGTAGTAAGGGAAGGAGCAGAAAAGGCGATATGAGTAAAAAATCATTGTCGCAAATAAATACAGGATTGAATGGGAAATGTATGTCGTTTGAATCAAGATAAGTATTGCTTTAATTTGCAATATATGCTATAATTAAGTTAATCGGTCGTGCGTCTATATGTAAATAGATGCAATGAAGACCAAATAGAGAGACTTAACAATAAGGTGACTCAATTGAGGGACTGGTTTGTGGGTTGATCAATCATATACAAAAAGCACTTACATCTTAATTGGTGTAGGTGCTTTTTAGTTTGCAAAAAAGGTGTTGATTATATGCTACAAAAACTAAATCTAGTTAGATTAAAAGGAAAAGCAGTGTCAATACTTAATGATGAGATACATGAAAGAGATAACTATAGATGTGTTTGTTGTGGAGCAAATGTTTTGCAGGGTGAAAAGTTTCATCACACTAAAAAATACGGACTGAAAAACGATGTTATAGAAGAAGGGGTAACAATATGTATACCTTGCCATAAACTAGCATTTACATACGAGATAAAAAATAAATGTATTAGATATTTAAAAGGATTGTATCCGAAGTATTGGGAGGATGTTGAGATAGATGGATAAATTCACAATACCAGAAAATCCAAACCAATTAGAACTCAATCAATCGTTATCGAAATGCGCGAATAATATATCAAGAGTAATAGACTTAGTAGCCAAGTACAAAGCCAACGTATCAATAGCACAGACTAAATATAAAAGGTTACTAGCAAGAGCTAAAATAAAGAATGCAAGCGCAAAGACAGCAACGATGCAAAACGCTTTAGCTGAAATAGACGATACAGTAATAACAGCACAAGACGAATTAGAACAAGCCAATGCAATATTCTTGGTAGCAGAAGCAGAGCTAGAAGGCTGGCAAGCACAGTTTGTAGCAGTAAGGAAAATGTGTTCGCTTAAAGAAACAGAAGTTAAAGGCGGGTTAGATAGATTTACAGGACATTAAAATGTGGTTAATAATATAATCGCACAATACATTGATAAAAATAGGTAATATATAGTATAATACATATGTGGCTAGGTTATGCAGACCGAACGGAGATAGCCTGTCTCCTGCCACATATATAAGGCAAATAATACTAAGGCGGTGTTATGATGTTTAGAGGATATGGTGATGGAATAATAAGAAGAACGCCAAAACAATTAATTGATAGTCAAAGACAATGTTTATCACAGGTAATTATAGATAACCAAAATAGCAAATGGATAAAGTGTAGTGATAGATTACCAGAACACAGGCAAAAAGTAATTGCATATAATACGAGAAAAGAAATAGTAAGTTCGGCACAGTATTCCGATGAAGCTCTTGATACAAATGTTATTAAAGATAATGAATGGTATAATTTAGAAGAGTGCGAACCTGTTAATGGTGAAGTAACGCATTGGATGGCACTACCAGAACCGCCAAAGGATAATGAATAAGATGATTGATATTATAGAATCGTTTATTGATTATATTAAAGCAGATAAATTAGCGCTACAATATATTATGTACTTTGTTAGTAGTGTTAGTATTTTGATGGGAACTGTCATAATATTTGTTAGCATATTAGCTAATTAGGAGAAGTGATAATATGAAAGATGTTACATATTCACCAGAAAAATCATATATAGTTGTTGCTGTTCTTGAATCTGAATGGCATATGATGAAAATGTTTTCTGCAAACACTGAAATGAGTATAATTGAAAAACAATTACACGGTTATCGTAATAAATATGGATATGCTTATATTAAAGAATCTGGTGACTTTAATGATGAGGTGCAAGCATAATGTCAAATCAATTAATTAAAGTAAAGTTTCAAGATGGTACTATAATGAATGGATTATATCAAACAACAGCGGACGGATTATTTGACAAGTTAGTAAATGAAAATGAATATATTAATATAAAAGAAATTTCAAATAATAATTATGATTGTAATTGCGGTAAAGATGAAAAAGTTGAAATATTTAATGTATCTGAAAAAGAATACTGGCAAGGGACAGCATGCAAACATTGTAAAATAATAACGTCAGAACTTAATTATTTTGAAGATAATTATAATAATAGTAGCATATTTTCAAAAGGTGTAACAAAAGGTATTCCTGTATGGTATGGAATATGATACCAAATTAAAATTATAGAGCAATATTAGTTATTAAAAAGCCGTGTGCAATTAAGCATATGGCTTTTATTTATATAGGAAGGTAGGAATATGAAACAATGCGATAACGATAAAAATAAAGCAAAACAACAGGACAATATAAACTATGAGGACTTAATGAGAGCACCGTTTTACGCTAACTGTAGTAAGCATGATGGTAAGTATAAGGTTAATCATAATAAAACAGTGAGGTAGTGTAGTTATGAGTACTAATAATATAATTAAGGCATATATCGCATCACTAATAATCTTAGCAATGTTGTTTGTTATTATACAAGCAGTGAGATGATAACCTTGACTGGACTTATCCTAAAATATTGTTTAATATGATTGGATACTATACAGGGTATATACATATCAAAACTACATAAATGAATTTAATAAATGACTACTTAATTGCATAATCAATAAATATACAGCATAAACATTTGCTTATTATTCACATTATGCAACTAAAACTGTATAAATATATCAAAAATAACGGCATTATACTTAAAAAAACTAATAAAATACAAAATAACTTCCGATAAGTATAATTTATCGGAAGTTATTTATTTTCGGGGGTCGGTGAATATGTAACATGGCTAAATATGTAAACGAACAAGCAGAAAAAGCAAGAGTTGATTATATGGCAGGGATGAAATATAAAAAAATTGCTGAAAAATATAATGTATCTTTAAGCACAGTAAAAAGTTGGGCTACTCGATACTGGAAAAATAAAAAAGTTGCAACTACACAACATAAAAGTTGCAACCTAAACCAGAAGGTTACAACCAAAAAGTTGCAACCTAAAAAAAAGCGAGGTGCTCAACTAGGTAACAGAAATGCTGCCGGTAATAGTGGTGGAGCACCTCGCGGTAATAATTATGCTGTAACGCATGGCTTATTTGCAAAGTATATTCCTGCCGAAACACTAGAGATAGCCGACGAAATATCTGAGATTTCTCCACTTGATATCCTGTGGGGCAATATCTGCATTAAGTACGCAACGATTATTAGATCACAAAAGATTATGTATGTTAATGATAAAAATGATATGACCAAGCGCGTGACTATGGGTGGCACAGAAGCTACAATGTATCAATATCAAGAAGCATGGGAAAAACAAGCTTCGCTTATGGTTGCTCAATCAAAGGCAATGAGTACGTTAACATCAATGATTAAACAGTATGACGAGCTTTGTAGGTCTGAATTAGCTACAGAAGAACAACGTATGAGAATTGAAAAATTAAAATCAGATATTGAACTTGGCAAGGATCGTCTTGAATTTGATAAGAAACGCGCTGGTGAAGACGAAGCTGAAAACGATGCCGTACAATTCATTGACAACATTGGAAGTGATGAAGATGATACAGATTAAAATGTCTGAAAAAGTACTTCCTGCTTTTATACCATTTTGGAAAAATTGTAACAGGAAAACAAAACGTAAATTGTACAAGGTGCTCAAGGGCGGTCGTAATAGTTCAAAGTCCACTCATATTGCCATTCGCATTATCCATGATATGATGAAAAATCCAGTCAGTGCGCTGGCGGTAAGGAAAGTAGGCAACACGCTCGAAACGTCAGTATTTGAACAGTTATTATGGGCTATAGATTATTTAGATGTATCTAACAAATGGATAATAAAGCTAAGTCCTCTTAAACTGACATACAAACCACGTGGCAATAGTATTATTTTTCGTGGTGCTGATAAGCCAGAAAAAATCAAGTCTATTAAAATGAGAAAATTTCCTTTAGCCATTTTATGGGTAGAAGAACTTGGCGAGTTTAAAACAGAAGATGAAGTAAGCACAATAGTTAACTCTATAGTACGCGCCGAACTTCCAGAAGGATTAAATTATGATATTTATTTTTCGTATAATCCACCGAAACGAAAACAATCATGGGTAAATAAAAAATTTGAAACTAAATTCTTACCTGATAATGTATTCGTTCATCATAGTACATATAAAGATAACCCTTATACGTCGAAAGAATTTATAACAGAAGCTGAAGAAGTTAAAAAGAAAAATGAGTTTAAGTATAGATGGGATTATGGCGGTGAGCCAATTGGTTCTGGGGTAGTACCATTCACAAACTTAACTTTTACGCGAATTACCGATAAAGAAATTAAACAATTTGATAATATTCGACAGGGCATTGACTGGGGATACGCAGCCGATGCCTTTTCGTTTGGCCGTATGCATTATGATAAGACACGCCGTAAACTTTTTATTTTTGGAGAAATATTTGGCGTTAAACTTAGCAATCGCAAAGTAGCAGAAGATATTAAAAAACAAGGATATCAAAGTGACCTAATTATTGCTGATAGCGCCGAACCAAAATCGATTGATGAATTGGAAAGTTACGGAATTAGAATAAAGGGTGCAAAAAAAGGGCCGGGCAGCGTTGAGTACGGTGAAAAGTGGCTTGATGATTTAGATGAAATAATTATCGATCCTTACAGGTGCCCTTTCACAGCGAAAGAGTTTGAAGATATTGACTATCAGACCGATAAGGACGGCAATATAAAAAGCAAGTTGGAAGACAAAAACAATCATAGTATTGATATGTGCCGTTATGCTTGTGAGGACGATATGGCAGTCGAACGTAACTGGAATGTATATACAAACTAAGCAAGGCAGGTGGAAAAATGGGAAATGTTATGCGTCGACAAAGACAATCGCGTACAGATGGTTGGATGAATGTGCTTAACGGATATGGTACAAGCAAAGATCAACGATCGTACAATAAATTTGGTAGAACATCATTTATAACGATGGAACAAGCAGAAGCACTATTTATTGAAAACGGAACATTTAGGAAAATATGTACTGCGCCTGCCGATGAAGCTACAAGGGTTAAGTTTTGTTTGAAGGATGGAGAGCAGGAACTTGATATAAACGATGATATTCAAAGTTTGTATGAAGATTATCAGGGTGAATTACAAATGTCTAAAGCGTTGTCGTTTGATAGGTGTTATGGCGGATCGGTTATATTTGCAAACGTAGTAGATGGGCAAGAACTATTTGAACCGTTAAATATAGATAAAATAACAGCAATTGAGTCGATTAAAGTATATTCAGCCAGAGAAGTAAATCCATGCGCTAGGTATATTGATACAAACAATCCTAAATACGAACAAGTTGAAACATATACGATTAACGATGGAGAAACAGGAGCAAATTACACAGTACATGAGTCAAGGCTGATTATTCTTGATGGTGGAGTATTGCCGAACAACGTTCGCAGGGCGCGTAATGGTTGGGGCGCAATGATACTAGAATCAATCGATAAAAGCCTTGGCAATTACGATGAAGCAAATAGTCTTGCAATGATGTTGTTAAGTAGATTGTCACAGGGTATTATGAAAATTGAAGGATTAATGAACCAGCTGCAAATGACGGATGGAGAAACAAACGTTCGCAAATACATAAACATGATTGATCTAACAAGGCATATCATGAATACGGTGGCTATCGATGGCAAAGACGATTACGAGATGAAAAACGTTTCTGTTACTGGCGTTAGCGATATTATTGATCGTATGCAAGGTGGATTATCAGCAGATGCAACGATTCCAATTTCAATATTGTTTGGCAGAAGCACGGCAGGTTTAAATTCATCTGGTGATGCAGATTTTGAAACTTATTACAGTATGGTTGAACGTATTATGCGTATAAAACTAAAACCTGCATTAAGCAAGCTAGTACAAATTATTGCTATTGCTCATGGGATTAAGTTGCCAGACAAATTCACAATAGAATTCGAACCACTTAAGATACCAAGCGAAAAAGAAAAAGCAGAAGCTAAAAACTTAGAAGCACAAGCGAAAGCGCATGAAGCTGATGCGGCTAAAACTTATCACGATATTGGTTCTTTAGATTCGATGGAAATCAGAGATACATTAGAAGAACATAGCGATTATAAGATAGATAGGACACTCGATAATACAGGACAACCGCCAAAGGTGGTGTAACAAATGGAGATTGTTTCTAAACGCAAATGGAAGTATCCCTTATCAAATGAAAGGGCCTACCAAAAACAGCTAACAGCATTAGTTAATCAAATGTATAGCGCAACTACAGAGAACGTTAGTTTTATCAATGGCTACATAAAGCAATACAGGCTAGATGATGAATTAAACACACAACTTGATATGCTAATAGCTACATTAATAGCTACATATCGTTCTAAGGTTACAAAAGAGTTTGTTAAAAATAAAATAGAACAAATGTTTGAAACAGTAAACAGGTTTAATAAAAACGAATTTAATTTAGTATTAAAAAGCGCATTAAAAGTAGATATTTTCCAAGCAGAGCCTTATTTAAATGATTTAAAAACTTTGTGGACTAAACAAAATGTATCTTTGATTACGAGTGTAGAGGATCAATACTTTTCTAGAGTGGAAAACATCGTATCAAACGCAGTAACGCAAGGAACGTTGACTACAAGTGTAACGCAACAAATACAAGAGTTAACAGGCGTGTCAAAAAGCAGAGCACAACTAATAGCAAGGGATCAGGCAGGTAAGTTAAATGGACAACTAACACAGCAACGACAAACAGGCATAGGCATTGAAGAATATGATTGGTCAAGTTCTCACGATAAAAAAGTTAGGCCGTTGCATGTAGCGAGAGACGGTGAACGGTTTAGTTGGGATAAGCCGCCTAGTGATGGTCATCCCGGTTATCCAATATCATGCAGATGTGTTGCTTTACCTGTTATTGACACTAATAAAATTAATTATATTGGAGTTAGAAAATAATATCGAAAGGTGTTGTTTATTATGAATAAGTCATTAATTGTACTTTCTTCGCAGGAGGTGATCGAGTGGAGCAATCCACTCCAATAAAAGGACTATTCGCAGAAAGGGGGTGTGTAAATGATAAGATACGATAACGTACCGTTAAAGGCGGTTAAAACAGATGAAGGATTTATATTAGACAAGCCAGTCATTGGCCGTGTTGGACTAATGAAGTACTTAAACGCAGATGGCAGTATAAGGGTTGAGTATAGACCGCCGGAAGAAGCATTTAAGGCTGATTCATTAGCTAGTATTAGAGGTAAACCTATTACATTAGGACATGTACAAAATGCAAATGCTGATAATGCAGGCAATATCCCTATACTTGGTACTGTTTTAGGTAATGGAGAGCAAGACGGTGAAAATATTCGTGCTGATGTGAGTATTTTTAGACTTCCGACAGATTCAAGAGAATTGTCCTGTGGATACTCATTAAAACTTGATGAAACGCCGGGTGTTTATCAAGGACAGCATTACGATGCTATACAGCGCAACATAAAATACAATCATCTTGCAATCGTACCGAAGGGGCGTGCCGGAGTCGCAAGACTAAACATGGACGGCGACCAAATGTACGAAGATGATGCTAATTTCCCAATGATGGATAAAATGCAAGCAACAAAATCAAAAGAAAAAGCAACACAAATGCTTAAAAATGGCAAAATGACACAAGAAGAGCATGACAAAGTTGTCACTATGGCAGACAAAATATTAAACAGGAAAGATGAAGGTGAAAAGATGGACAAAATTAGATTAGACTCTGGGATTGAGTACGAATGTGCTCCAGAGGTTAAAATCGTAGTTGAACAAATGCGTAAAGATGCAGCAGTACAAAAGAAAAACCAAGAAACATTACAAGCTAAGTACGATTCAGCAGAAGCAACAACTAAACAGTTAAAAGAAGATGCTACAAAAAAAGAAACTGAATTTAAAGCTAACTTTGATGAAGCTGTAAAGTCTCGTGTTGAAATTTTAGAAACAGCAAAACAACATAACATTGATAAAGCAGATGAAATGCAGGATAAAGATATTAAAATTGCTATCATTAAAAAGGTTCGTGGCGATTCATTTAATATCGATGGGAAATCGGAAGATTATATTACGGCTGCATTTGATATGTGTAAAGGCGAAGTTAAACAAAATCAAGATTCAGCTAAAAAGAATCGTCAAGCAATGCATGATAACAAAGATCAAGATAAAAACATTGATGAAGACGATTTAGACGCGATTGAAGCTAAAATCAGAGAAGATGAAGCAAATGCATACAAGGGAGGGAACAAATAATGGCTTTAGATTGGTATACAAGAGATTTAGACAAAGGCTTAGAAGGACAAATTGCCGATAGCACGTCCAATACTATTGATTCATTTGCCATTGAGCTAGTTGCTGGCGCAGAAGCTGGGCAACCAGTAATTCGTGGCACAATTGAAGGTACAGTAAAAGTACCTATTGACGATGCAGGAGCAGCTAAAGTAATTGGTATTACAGTACATACACACAAAGAGCCACAAACACCTTATTACAAGCAATATGATTCAGTTCCAGTTAAGACCAATGGTGACATTTATGTAAAAGTTGGAACAGCAGTTGTGGCTGGTGATGCGGCTGGAATTTTAGGTAGTGCAGGCGTATATAGTTTTTGTCCGTCAACAACAGCATTGTCGATAGCTATTGCAAATGCAACATTTTTAGATAGTGCTGCTATCGGTGGATTAACAAGATTACGGATTCGTAAATAAGAAGGGGTGAAATAATGGAAAAAGAAACATTACTTAGATTAGATCAAGAATCATTGAATACGTTAAATTTAGATGATACGTCAAGTGCATTTGTAGCTAGACAATTAACACATGTTAGAGCAAAAACAATTCAGGTTAAACATGCAGCGTTGAAC